GGTAAATGGGAATATCTGCAAGATGTTGTCAGTGCCATAACATTTAATGGTTCCAGGAATTATGTACTCAAGGCATATTGTCAACAGATTAAAAGAAATGGGTACACACAGTGGGCACTTAATTCTCATTTAACTGCTGATTTTAGGGGAGAATTGCACTATACAGAATCATTGATTCAATTGACCGGAGGGGTCAAAAAAGGCCAATATGCGCTAAAGATCAAAACATGCACTCGGGACCGCGATGGGGCCATCCTTCTAAAACAGGATGCCGGACATTTCAATTACCATCTTACCCCGGAACAATGGGAGCCTATGCTGGGCGATCAAGTGAAATTAAGTGAATATGGACTCAAGAAATATGGTAGATCATTAGCTAATCCTGATAATGTTGCAGGCATTATTAAATCCGCATATAACAGTGATCAATATTACTGTGTCGAATGGGAGAACGGCTGTCATAATTCCTATGATGAAAACCGCTCTCTTGAATTGATTGCAACCGCGTCCCAATTACAAAAGCGTACCGCCCAGGAAAGGATGGCTACCAGTGTTTAAAAAAAAGAAAGATCCCAAGACAATCCTGGATTGTCCTGAGCCAATCCTTTGGCATCTTCTGTCAACCAAGCGGCCCCACGGGTCCAAGGGCATCCAAGAGTGTATGACACATATCGAAGCACTGGCCCCAAGGGGGTCCGTGATTCATCGGGATACCTGGGATAACCTTTGGATTGATTGTCGAGGGGAAACCGGGGCCAAGACAATGTTTGCGGCCCATTTGGATAGCGTGGAAGCCAGGGGCCAGGAAGGGCTGAATACCTTGCTCTGGTACCATTCCGGATGGGTGGATACCGCCGGTAAAGCCATCCTGGGAGCCGATGACGGGGCCGGATGCGCCATGCTGGTATCTCTGATGATGGGAGGCATCCCGGCCCTTTATCTGTTTACACAAGGAGAGGAATGTGGGGGCTTCGCGGCCAAAGAGGCCGCTAAGGATACCATCCAATTGACTGGGATTGATCGCTGTATCGCCTTTGATCGCAAGGGTAACCGCGATATTGTGGCGGATCAGGCCAGGGGCGTTTTAGCCTCCCGCGCATTTGTCACGGACCTAGCTACCAAGCTGGGGATGGGCCATAGCTGGAGTACTGGCAGCTACACCGATTCATCCGAATTTTCCGGTACCATCAAGGAAATAGTTAACATTTCAATAGGCTATGTGTCTAACCACTGTGTAAACGAACGTCTGGACTACCTGTATTTCAAAAATCTTAGAACTGCTTGCCTGGCCCTGGATTGGGAGTCCCTGCCCACCGTCGGCCCTGACCCAGCGGCTAACAGATGGAGGGATTACGGGACCGGGGGCCGATACTGCCGTAATGCTGGCTACCAGGGATGGGACGGTAACGATTGGTGGAATGATGACGCCTATGTGTCCAGAGGTTCCAAGGGCCATCAACCCGCCTTGCCTTTGATCACTCTGGACAAATGCCCTTGGATCGGGGAGGCCCGGACATTGGCCGATTCGCTGGGTTTTGATCCAGACGTTGACGAAGCCCTTACTGCCAAGCTATCCCAGAGTCTAAAGGATATGTATGATCTAGGCGGTATTCACGCTCGGCAAGATATCTACAAAGTGAGAGGGACAGCTAAGATCATCAATTGATACCATAGCCCCGGATTAACCCCCAGGATGGGCCATTCCCACCTGGGGGTTATTGTATCCGGGGCGTTCCTTTGTCTCAGCATGGGATACGTTTTGTTTAAACATATAGAAAGGAGGCCGGATGGGTCCACAAAAATAGACTGCAAAATTGACTCGACAAATATTGCCGACAGGCTATATTTCTAGGGTAGATTCTGCCCAGAACCAGGCAGGATTTGCCCGGTCCGGGGTGATAATGGGCAGGATTTGCCGAGTTGCGGGGCGCGGGCGGGGATACACCCGTGGGGCGGTTCCCCCTCCCCTTGACCAGCCGCACACCATCGTCCGAATCCCCATACGGATATGGGAATCTGCCCAAACGAATTCTATTATATAGTGTGGCACGGCGTATCTGCACAACCCCTTATTAATGGGGCGGGTGGGGGGATCACCCAGAATTGGCTGGGATTTTATTTTTTTTTTGGGGCCGGGTTATCACACGTTTAAACGCAGCAAATTTTTTTTTATCAAGCATCTTGCAATCTCATCCACTGGGTCTATACTCAAGGTTGTAGCATCGGAACACCGGAGGCACAATGCGACACTGGCTCTTGCTTGCTTTGATCCTGGCAATGATTGGCGCTGGGATTGTTCGGTGGGGGCCAAGCGCGTGGGCCGCAACTTTCAACTAACTGGAGGCACACAATGCCTACACCAAAATTGCTCAAGGGGATGACCCTGTATCGGCTGGAAGATGGGGACTATCCCCCAAATTGTTATTCTTCTCTGGTGAACGTGCGCCATTTCCGAGTCGTCAAGGAAACCCCATGTGGGGCCTGGGTTTCGGAATATTGGGGGGATCTTGTAACCACTGAAGATTGTGCATTTGGGTTGTCAGACAAGAAGCGGTTCATTCTGAATGGCCCTGGTAGACGCTTCTGCTATCCCGATCTGGGCCAAGCCCGCCAGTCCTACCTGCTTCGAAAGCAACGGCACCTGGACCACCTGGAGCGCAGCATGGCCCGTGCCAAGGCTGGGCAAGCGGAAGCCAGCAAACCTGACTTCGTGCGAACCATGATGGCACGGGAGAACCCTGCTGATGGCACAGAGGAACCACAGCGCGGAACCCTCGTCACTAGTCCCAACCTAACCCTTAATTGGACCACCACACGTTCAACTATTAATTGGGGATAAACCATGGCCAGAATCGTTTGCCCCGAATGCAATGGTGAGAAAGGTTGGTATTCCTATTATTACCTTGACTCCAGTGGGCACATAACCTATGATAGAGATGGAGAGTGGATATGGTGTGACAAGTGCGATGCAACCGGATATTCCCTGAAGCTCAAAGTAGTCAACCGTTACATTTGGAGGTTCCATGAGAAACATCCTTCCCGAACCCTGGCCGATCTTGCGAAAAAAATACCGCACAATTGGCCATATGTGTGAAGCAATGGGAGTTTCCTCCCGTTCCTTCTTTAATTGGGTGCAGGGCCGCAGGAAGCCCAATAGCGCCGCGCTGCGACTGCTGACCCTATTCCTGGAGGCACATGGGTTGCCCCCCTTCGTCCCACCCCCGCGCAAGCAAGAATTCCACCCTGACCGCGAATCCGCGTTTGAACCCACTTCGGATGATGCCCGAACCATGTCACAGGAGATGACCCATGAGGACTTCTGAAACCATCAATGAATTGGCAACGGCACTCTCTGCTTTTCAGGGAGAAGTTGAGAATGCCACCAAATCCGCTTCCAATCCCTTCTTCAAAAGCAAGTATGCGGATCTCGCAGAGATTTTAAATACAGTGCGCCCTGTATTGGCAAAGAACGGATTGTCTTTGGCGCAATTCCCCAGTTATGAAGGGGATGCGGAACAGGGGTTGGTGCTGGTGGAAACCGTGCTGATGCATAAAAGCGGGCAATGGATGTCTTGTGTGACCTCTACCCCGATCAAGGGGAAGATTGATCCGCAGGCCATCGGCTCCGCTACAACCTATTGTCGCCGTTACCCCGCCGCCGCCATCTTGGGGATCGCACAGGAAGATGATGACGGTAATGCCGCCAGCGGCAGGAATGTAGGGATTACATCCGTCACCACCAGCGCGAAGAAAGAACCTGTCGCTGCCAAATGGGCACCTGATGACGAAGCCCAGTTTGCCACTCTCATGGACAAGATCGGCAACCATCTACGGGTCCAAAACAAACTGGATGAACTGGAAGACTTCACCGCCAAGGTCATGGCATCCAAGGCCAAGTATGCCGCCGTGACCATGCTGCCCACCCTGAAGACCCGCGAAGGGGAATTCGCTGCCCAGACTACGGAGTTTATCAAGCGCACCGTGGGGGCGAAGCCCCAGGATGCAGAGGCGGGTCTGCCGCTGGGAGAGTTCTAATGCGAATCATCGACTGTGTGCAAGGCACCCCTGAGTGGAAAGCAGCAAGGGCCGGGAAGATCACCGCTTCCCATGCCGCAGACATCATGGCATCCGTTAAATCAGGCGAAGCTGCATCAAGGCGGAATTACCGGGCCAGATTGGTTTGTGAAACCCTGACGGGGGAACCCGTTGAAGAAGACTTCCAGTCCGGCCCAATGTTGTGGGGTGTTGAGCACGAAACCCCAGCGCGTGATTTGTATGGTGCATTAACCCTGCAAACCGTTACCCAGGTCGGGCTGGTGTTGCATCCAACTAATGACAGGATCGCGGCTTCACCTGATGGGCTAGTTGGTGACAAGGGGCTTCTGGAAATTAAGTGTCCCCTGACTGCCACCCATCTGAATTACCTTATGGCTGGTGTTGTCCCTAGCGAATACCGCTACCAAATGTGGGCGCAGATGTTGTGCTGTGAACGTAACTGGTGCGACTTTATGAGCTACGATCCACGGCTCCCCCTTGAATATCAATACTTCATTTGTCGCTTCTACCGTGACGATAAGGAAATCATACTACTGGAAGCATCGTGTAAACAATTCCTGGCAGAACTGGATGCCACCCTGGCGCAACTACCTAAGTGCGTCACCATCAAACTCTAACTTCTTCTGGAGGCTATCATGGCCCGTACCTACCACCACAAGACCCCCGCCCTGGATCGGGCATCCGCCGCCCTGGCGAAGTTGAAGCCCGGTGCATACAGCGTGGATGACATCTACAAGTTCCTGCTGGAACAGAAGACCATCACCTTCGGCACCGCCTGGGTCCGCATCAGGGGTTGGCTCCAGAATGCCCCCGATTGGCACTGGAACGGCATCAAGG